GTGTAAATTACTCCCTCATATACTTACGACAATATTTATAAGACATTTAGTCTTTGTCAATAATTTGAACAGTAACATAATATGACACGAAAAGAGGACAGAGTTTTGACACTCTGCCCTCCATCTCGTTTTACTATTTAGTAGTCTTTTTATGTGGTGTTACGACTCAGAGAGACTTACTGCACAAAGGACTTTACCACTATACCTATTCGTTTGCCAACTTTTCAAAATATGACATTGCGTCATCATCTTCATTATCAACTGAAGTTGGTGTTGGAGCTGGTTCTGACTTGAACGTAGGAGTGAAGGGCGTTTCATCCTCTTCAATCATTGCAGCTGCAGTTTTAGCTGCAACAACCGTACCAGATAGAACAGCATCCAAACGAGTTTTCAGCTCATCATATGATTTGAAGTTAGAAGGAGCAACAAAATCTGCAAGGGAATGTTCTGCATTCCAGATTGATTCTAGTTCCTCATCAGTTGACTTCAAAGGCGTCACAGAGTCGAACTCAGACTTATCGTAGTTCCAGTAACCATCAACCTTACGAATCTTGAGTTTGAAGTTTGCACCTTCCCATAAATCAAATGGGTTGATTGCTTTTTCATCCTCAAATGCAGGCTGCATAGTCTCCATCAACTTGTCAAAAATCTTCTTACCATAACGATAAAGCATTACTTTGCCTTCGTTTTCTGGGTTAGTAGAATCTTGTACAATATAGACGTTAGAGTAATACTGCAACTTTCTCTTCTGTTTACGAGCGATTTCTTTATCACTCTCAACACCAGAGTTCCACAATGCAGAGTTGTACTCTGACACTGGGTCTTTCTGGTTCAACGTAGTTAGTGAGTTCTCAATGAACCACTGTCCAGTTGGGCCTTGGAATGCATGATTCCAAACACGAACCCATGGCAACTCTTCACCTTTTGGTGCAGGCAAGAACCTAATTACTGCGTAACCGTTACCTGCCTTGTCAACCTGAGGCTTCCAAAGTCTTTCGTCAACGTATGACTTTTTCTCAGTTGATGGGGATTCGTCCTTTTGGACTTGTTGTAGAAGTTTGTCCAGAGAGTTCTGGTTTCTTAGCGCTGAAATAGACATATATTTTCTCCTTATGTTAATGTATGTTAGCGTATGTTTAAGTATTTCACATTATTCATTATATGATAGTATTTATAATACCCTAATACCCTGTATTTGTCAATACATTTTTGGATATTAGGGCAAATAAATTATTTGTAAGTTACCTTATAATCACCTAGTGTAAGATAACTTCCTGTGCCAGTCATATCTTGAGTCCATTGTGTACTCATGTTAAATGGCCAGGATGTTGCATCAGATTGAATATTTGCTTGTTTCTCTTTCAAATACTCCTGACTGCAATTTCGTTTTGGTTTCTTTTCACCCATCATCAGTACCCAATCTAATTCTTGGATACAACGAGTGTACCATTGTTTGTCGTGTTCATCGTGTGCTTTATCTCTATCGTCACTGAGTTGCTCTATTCTGGTTCTGATATATTTTTCCATTATAGTTTCTCCATGAGTGGGAAAATTTGGGCAATCTCTTTTGCGGCTGCCTGTGCGATTTCCATATGCTCCTTTTGAGTTCCATTCGCACCCCTTAATTCTATATAGTGAACCCATGAACGCAACGTGCCGTTCATCATCACACGAGTTTTAGTCAACCCTTCTGGTAAGACTGCACGAGCCTGTTCTTTTGCAATACCGTGTTCTATTGCCCAGTTGTACAATTCTTTAGACTGATTAATAATACCATGCTGTCTACGTTGCCATTCTGTAATCAACTCTTGTCTGTGCAAGTCTAATTGTAAAGATGGATCATTCTCTATCTCAATAGAGTTCTGTCTATTCTCAGGGTCTTGGAGTCTGCATTCACGCAAGGTAAATGCATCCCCCATTGTTTGTGGGTCAGCATATCGCTGACTAAATTCTTGAAAACTGAAACTTCTATGACGCACTAGTTGATGTGCAATATCACGAGTTGTTTCAATTTCCAAACAAGCACTCGCCATTTCCAACGGCGACCAGTGTTTGTGTTTTATCAAGTATTGTATAAGTTTAGTCGAGGTTTTATTATTAAATTGGTTTGCCGGATTTGATACACGAGCACAGTAAGAGATTAAGTCCTGTACGTTCTTTAACCCTTCCTGTTCAAAGGCTTCAGTTGGCATCGAATACGATACCAGTTTAGCAGTTGTAAGCATATAGTTTTCCTTATTCTTCATACCAATCTTCACCTTCCTGTTAAATGTCAATGAGCAGTTTTGATTCATACTCAGGAAATGTTATTTAGTGAGGACGCTTGTTACGGGGCCTCATCACTGGGCGATTTGCCGTTTCCGACAATCTTTTGGTTACTTCGGCATCACGCTTTTGCAGTTCTGCACACTCAAACCTTAGTGCTTTTACAAGAGACTTCTCTTCTTTGAGTTTTGCTCTGTAAAAATCTCTTTCCCTTACTAGTTCTTCCTGTGTCATCAGAAAGTCTCCTTAGTCAGTTTAAGAAGTTTCGTTTTACATTTCTCTTTATCGTAATCAAGAAATGCACCATACTTGACGATTAAACGTCTACTATCAGGCCATACTAAATCATCTTCTAATTCCTTATCCCATTTTCTGACATAATTCAGTAACCCCTGTAGGATTACCATCGTTTCAACTGATATCCTCTTGGCGAGGAAGTTCTTTAATAATACTGGATGTTGGCCGTTTTGGCAAGAGAAAATTGAATTAAAATCGTCTACAATCGAAAATAAAAGTGACATATCTGTAAGAAAGTTATATGTCAATGATTGTTTGTTCTTAGACCAATCCAGATAGTTTTCTTCTTTGAAATCTCCTAACCACCCCTTTGGTGATTTAATAAAATTTGAGACATAATACTCTAAGGTTTTATCATCATACTTTTTTGCAACTCTGGCGAAAAAGTATCTATCCTTTCTTTTGAGGAAAGATGCCTTAGTGGCTGAGGTTTTACCCCCATACCTAGTGTAATCATAATCTGTTGTGAAGTGCAATTTTAGACCAAGATACATCTGATAGGCTTCCCATGCTTCCATAACAACTCCTTAGATTGGTAGTGTTGCGACTCTTGGAAGGAAGTTTAGTTCTCTTGCATCTGCCTCTATTTTTTCCTTGAGGGGTTTTGAGATAAGTGGAGCAACTGTATCTGGCTCCATTGAATGTCTTTCACAATAGTCCAAAATAGCATCCATATATGTAGTTTGTCCAAGTCCTTCTTTTACAATCTCTTCAATCTTGATTGCAAACTTCTTGGGTGTCATCACTGCTAATTCTTCTAGATTCATAATCTACTCCTGTTAAGCGATGGGGGGAAGCGAAAGGAATATTCTTCCCCCCATCTAATAAAGCAGAGCCAGTGTATAAATGCTGGGTGCAAAACAGACTTACCGTTGGTCTGAACGGATGTATTAAGGCATCACCCTATCTACTAGTTCAAGTATTACTACATATGCACCGTAACCAAACAGACTCCATATAGTTGCAAAGAGAACCATTTCAATGCTATCAGTCTCATACCAAAACTGTTTAATCTTATTCATGCTCACCACCAGCGCCTCTGCCGTAACCACCAAAATACTGTGGGGCTCGTTTTGCAGTTTCAAAGGTTGCGACTGTAATAACTATTGCGGCGAGTAATAGTGCATGAGCAATCATACTGATACCCATAATCCAAAAACTACCAATCCACATACTAAACACAATACACCACATCCATGCAAGCACTTGTAGTACCATGTGTCTCACATTCAAATCTGGAATATGTCTCAATGGATTTCTATCCATATTCATTACACCATTCCAACTATCTACAATAAAACTTCTCACTGGATAAACTCCTTTTTCAAATGTTACCTTTAAAGGGTAGTGTGCATCAACAACATCTTTGAAATCAATAGCGTCATATACATCAGTAAAATACTGAACTACCTTCTGTTCCTTAAAATATCCTGTTACTCTGTACATTGCTCTTTACCAGAACATTCTGCCGGGAAGCAATGGCCCTTCATAAAGTAATGTTCGTTCTCGTAATCAGATTTCCACATACCATCATCCATAAGTCTTTCGCACTGTGTTTCTGAGAACGGCTGTTGCATTGCAATCTGTCCTATATAATTCTCTGTACCAGAACCATCGATTCCCCACATTGTAATTACAAATATAAATTCTTTCATCATCCTGCTTTCATAATTAAGTGGTAGGTTATTCTGTTACTAGGAAACCTACCGAAACCCTATCCGATTATGCTGCTAGAGCAAAATCTTGAGGTGCAAAGTTATCGTTTGCGTTTAGTTTTTTTGGATTATTAGGCATCCATCCCACAGTTCTACTCTTTCCTATTACCATCAGTCGATCCTAGTTCGCCCCCATCATAA